TATTAAAATAAAAGGTTCACCTGTTTGATAGTAATGTATAAGCATATCAATGCTCGGCTCCTGGTTGTTCAAGTCGTAGAGGTTAATCTTTGTCCCAGTAAAGTAATAAGCGTTCTGCTTGAAGGAAACTTTTTCCTTTGTAATATTATTTAAAGCCAAGTTTCGTCCAATACCCTTCTGGTTAAGAGTTTCAATGATACCGCCCTTATATTTTTTGTAACTATCAACAATCATCTTGGCATATTCCTCCCTTGTGAAATTTCTGCCGTTGTAGTTGTAGTCCTCTATAGCGTCCCCATAGTTATAAGGAACCATGAGGGTATACGTTGATTCTTTCTTTCCAACTGCATTCATAAATCTATATAATTATTCTCCAAAGAAAATAGTGGAATACTAAAATAAAACCAACTTTTAATGGGGATTTTGTTTCGTTTCAAGTATTTGGCGTTGTCTCTTGGCTTCATTGAGATATTTATTCAGTTCATCAAACACCTTTTTAGGGTTTTTCCTTACATCATTTTCCCAAAGTCGTAATATCGGAATATGGTGCATTGCACACCACTTGTCCTTGATAGCATCAACAACTTTATTTCTTAACTGCATCTTGGTTAACTTCTTTTCACCTAAAACTTCCTTGTTTCCGTGATACCAGTCCCCGTCAATCTCAATCATAAAAGCAATCGGTACTATCTGTTTTTCCTGCCGAATGGCCACAATATCATTCTTCGATTCCATGATGTAGTCATAATCATAGATTGTCACTGCAAAATCAAAGAACCTGCCAATATCCTTGGCATTATATTCGTATATATACTTCAACCCCAAACGGTCAAGGTATTCGTGGGCGAAGAACGTTTCAAGTTTTGATGTTCCATATTTCTTCACCACCTTACGTCTTGAAGGCATTATGGTTTTAGGTTTCTTATGTTCTCCCTTTATCGGCTGTCGCATAACTAATTAGAGGTGATATTGTTTATAGAATGATTCAAGGCCATATTTTATTCCTTCAAATACATCTTTATATTTCAAAAAAATCTTGTGGGTGCGCAATGACTCCCTTAGGGCTGACTCATTCACTTTTTCCATTGAATATTTCTTGAAAGCATTACATAATTTTTTAATTATCCTCCGTTCGGCGAAATGTACTCGTTTGTACCATTGTCCAACAGTGAAACCAAGTTCATTAACATAAGGTTTTATTTCCTTTTTATGTGTTTTTACATATCCCATTAAATAATCAATATTCTTATATTCAGAATAATGTGTAATACAATATTCAATATGGTGACTACTACCCATTTCTTTTAATTGTGCATAGAACTGGTGTGCTATAGCATCTTGTTCGTGAGGGAACGTGAAATATGTCAGCCAACCAACATTCTTTTTTGTTTCATCATCACTTTTGGTGAATTCAATACATTTGTCATAAAGATTTACTCGTTTTTCCATTCCTTGTCCATATTGAAACAAGTGGGTTAATTCGTGATAGATTGTTGCTTTAAAGTCAGGAAGTATATTGTCATACATAGAAAGACCTACCAATCGCATATGTTGGGTTTCATTATTAAATTCACTATTGAGGGTTATATCAGATTCAAAGATTTTTTCATATTCGTAATCACTGTAACAGAGATAAATAAAATATTCTACTTCAATCATTCCAATCCTTGAATCTATTTCCGAAACATCATATTGGAAACTTCCCGTAACAAAAGGAAACCTGCTTCCTTGGGAGTAATAATATTCCTTTGAATTATACTTTCGTTTGAAATCATCGGTAATAATCTGATAAAGGCTATCACCCGACTTTGCTACTATCGGCGATACTGATTTTTCTTCATTTAAAAATTTTCTCATAATAAATATTTTTCTAATAAAAATAGAAATGCAAGCGGTATATAACAAGATATCCGCTTACATTATCGAATGTTCCAAAACCAAATCTTAGAACGACAAGATACAGTATGCTGGCTGAATTGTCATTTCAATTGTAGCCAAGTCATCACTACTGTAGTTGAGGTCACCAAAGTTCACATCAGTAATCATTGCACTCTTGATTATCCATTGTGAAATTGCTGTTCCAGTCGGGTCGAGCATTTCAAGGATAAGGTCGCGCTTATATGCGCAAGCATAACCCTGACGTCCTGTGATTGATTCAGAGTGAAGACGTACCCATTCCATTACTGCCTGTGATGCTGACGGTCCTATCGGGTCACGCAATGTGAACGACATGGTTTCCCATTTATACTTACCGATTACATAGGTCTGAGTGTTCAGAAAATGTATATCAGTTGAGTTCTGTGAGAAATGAGGTCTGTTACCACTATCCACCCACCATTCCTGTATTCCCAAGTCTGACGGGAAACGGAGCAAGAAACGATTCTTTCTTAAAAGTTCGTATTCAATAGGTGCTTTTATCAATAAATCTGACATAATTGTATGATTTTTATTTCAAATTATTTTATACCATTTTGTCCATCCTTGGACTGCTTGTTCTTATTTTCAGCATTCACACTGCTGTCGCAAATGTTCCAAATCTTCTTGAATACCTCGTACATCGGGTCAGTAACGTTACTAGCCAATGATGATACACCCTGCAATGCAATCTGTCGGATATTATCAATCAATTCCTTTGTATTGCCATTGTTTCCTTCTGATGGTATATCATCCATCTCACTTCCTTCAAAACCCATGTCTTCACCATCGTTGTATTCGTTATACTCACCATCATCCATAATGAGGTTTTCCAACGTCATACGTCTATTGTCGTTTTCTGTAAGCATCTTGTTGATGCGTGAAATATTACTATAACTTTTTTTCATATCGAAAAAATATTTTTTCTTCTTATTATCAATAATAATTAGTGGGAAATGATAATTTTGGTAAACTATTTTTCATAAGGAGTGAAAAAAAAAAATAAGCGCACTTAATAATGCGCCTATTTTTTTTATAAGAAGTGTTTTCTTAATCAATTGAGAGTGAAACCCCCTGCGGCGTTATAACAGCACTGATGTTAATGTATTCTAACAATGCTGTCGGTTTAATGTAGATTATCGCATTAAGTTCCAATCTTTCACGAGCCTCAGGGCTGTCGTCAACTTCAATCCTGTAGTCAGTGATACCACGGTTGGATTTGATATTGTCGAGAATGTCGCTGACAACTGTACGGAAGGTCTTTCCTGCTGTCGGGTCATTCGGGTCGAATATCAGGCTGATGCAAGCGTTTTCACAGAGTTTCTTAATACGGAGCATAAGTCTCCTCTTTGAAATCCTGTTCATCTGCGATTCTGCAACCTGGAGGTTCTTGTCACCCCAAATCTTATCACCTTCGTTTGCAAACGAGTTGATAAAGTTGATACGACCATCGTACAAGGTATCCTGTTCACCGAGTTTCAGTTTCTTTCTTGGGCGAACACCGCTCAAGTTACCACGGTTCCAACCAGCGGCAGCGTACCACGGATAAGCGATATTGTCTGTGTAGGCAATGCTACGGCAAACATCACGGGTGATAGGCAAGTAGATGTACTGGCTGTTTGCACTGTCGAAGTACTTTTCCCAAGGATAGTAGGTACAAACATGATTGCTGTCAATACCAGTATCTTCAAGGTTGAATACTGCGTCTTCTGGCGTATACATTTCGCTTTCGTTGTCGGAAGCACCAAACGGCTTATCAGGTGTTGTTACAACGTAGAGTGCGTCTGCTCTTTCTTCTTCAACCATATCAATTACCTCGTCAACGAGTGACGGCTGGTTAACATAGTCAATACCTGGGGTTGCAAGTACGTTGATTTCAATAACCTTAGGATTAGCAAACTGCTTAACACCAGCAAGGTATGCATAGTAGTCAGAAGTTATTATCTTATCCTCGCCACTGAAACCGAATGCTTCTGGGTTGCTCAGAACATTAAACATTGTTCCATGTCCGCTTGACTTGTTGATAGCACCCTTATACTTATTGTAGCGGTATTCGTCGCTGTTCGAACGAGAAGTACGGTAGTAATCCCATCCGTCCCAGCCACCGTAGAAACAACAAGTGAACTTGCGATATCTCTTGTCTTCGTAAATGGTTCCATCCATTGTTTCAGAAGTACCCATTCTCGGTTCTTCACCAGCACTGGTTATTTCATTCTTTGAAACAGTAACCCAACTGTATCCAGTCATACCGTCAACAGTAACCTTCTGCTTCAGTTCACCATCATAGATATAGCCTTCAGCATCTGGCTTGCCGTTGAAAATACGTGCATCAAGGTGGAATGCGGCTGTCATGCCATTAGGCAGACCATTGTAAGCCTCAACACCCTTATACTTCAACATATCTTCGTCAATACCCGAAATATCGGAGAGACCGAAGTACTGCTTCTTAACCCTTACGTCTTCATCAACAGTTGTGTTGTATCTGAAGTAAGGCTGAGTCGGTTGGATAGGATGTTCACTAGAAGTAACTGAGTTGTCATAAACACCGAGGCCGAAGTAGTTTCTAACGGGATATCCCAAGAAACCGCAAGGCGACGACATCATGGTCTTATCGTTTTCATTAACTTCAACTGTGATGTACTTTGAAACTGATTCGTAAGTTTCATCGAACGAACCGATACGCAATGCTATGTAGTTCGGGTCACCAGGTATAAGGTTAACCTTACCGTAACGTTCAAGAACGTTGATGTTGTAATCGTTGTCGTTGAAATCACGAACAAGTACGTCAAATACACCATTGTCAGGGTCAATGTTTTCAATTGAAATCTTAACTTCTGTTGAAGATGCACTACCATCAGAAATGGTGTGGAATCTGAACAATCTGTTAAGTTCAACATCAGTAGCCGAACCCTTGAGTTCTGAAACAATCCAAGGTGTAGATGCATATCTGTACTGTTCCTTGTAGTTGTTAAAGTCAAGTGTTATCGGGTAAACATCATCATCTTCGATATAAATGTAATACATTCTGTCAGCAAGAACTTCAACGGTATTTCTGAAAATGCGTGTACCTTCTTCAACAACATCATGCTGATAATCGAAAGGTGTAATCTTTTCAGTCTTGTAGATTACATTGGTCGAATCCTGCAATTCAGCAATAACCTTCTTGTAGCAAGTTTCATTATCACCATTTTCATATTTCATATACAACGGCGAATCAATGGTTGGATTGTAATTTTCTATGAATTCCTTCCACGAATTAAAAGTTGCATAATCGTCTGTAGTATACCAATTCTTTGTTACACCAGTAACACTTTCACTGCATTTATACCATCCGTAGTCATTAGGTATTTCGTCACAATTGAATTCAGCATATTTGAATTCGAGATTTGCAACATATGCACCATAGAAGTATTCCTTCTTACCGCTTTCAGTTGTACGGCTCATAACAGTGTATATATAACCAGTCTGTCCTTCAGCCTCAATCCAAGTGTTGCCGTTGTCAAGTGAGTA